AGAAATATAAAACCTTTGGACTATGTGAAGAAAGACAATAGCAATTCAGATACAAATCCAAGTTTTGAACCTGCAGAAGGATTAGATCCAAACGGATTTACAGCCATAGATGATGAAGAGATACCCTTTTAATTTTGACAGTACCGAGATAATGACATTTAGAGATAAACAAAATAATATAAGGCATTTAATAGGTAAAGAAGAAGATTATAGTAGTAAAAAACAATTCTATAATTACTTAGTAGGAAACAATATTCAATGTAATTTTGAACAAATAGAGGAAAAATATATAAGATATTATCCTATATTACCAAAGAAAGCAGAAGAAGCTTATAAAATAACAGAAGGTGAAGGGTACACCTTCTGTAAACCTACTAGAGGAGCATTTAAAGTATATGTACTTGAAATTAGGTGAATAAGTTGGAATTTAAATGTGGCAACATGACACCATTTGGCTGTGAACGTATGGACGGAGTAAAAGAATTAATCATGGCAGAGATAGAAGAAGCGATAGAAGAGATAAAAGAACAGGATGAAGCAAGAAGACCAGAATTAATAGCAATGATTCAACAAGAGAAAATGTGTACAAATATTTGTTGCCATGGATGTGAAAAAGAAAATTCATGCGTTTATAGATGTAATAGAGTAGATTGGCCAGATGAAGAAAGAAAAATTAATTATAACGATGAAGAATTGAGACAAGAAAAGTTACTTGGTATTAAATGTTACAACTGTGCAAAAGAAATCAATCAAGAAGGTCATAAAGCAAATATTCGAAGTGATGAAGCAGATTGTGTATGGTTATGTGATGATTGTTTTCATAAAGCATGTGGAGACCAAAGCAAATTTGAGGATCTAGAAAGAGAAAGATTAAAATACGAATTTGAAAAAGAAGAAATTAAAGTTGTTGAATATACACAGCTTAGTTTCTTCTAAAGGGGGTGTAAAAGTGGATATTATACCTGAGTTTGCAAAACAAGGATTCTTAGAAGAATACAAATGTGTTTATAGTGGATTCGAGAAAGACTTAGATGAGATTATAGAAAAAGATAAAAAAATAGCTTTCTTTAAACAAGAATTTTATGGTTCCCATTTTGGATGTTCTGCTTCTAAAAAAAGTCCAAATTGTTTTTTAGGATTAGAATCTGAAGCTAAGGGGCTTAAAATCGAATGGAGAGATAATGACGGGGAAAGGCAAGAAAAGCTGATTAATTATAAGATTTTAATTGATTGGATAGAAGAGAAAAAGCAGCAAAAAGAAATAAAACAAGTTGATTATGAACAACTTACATTCTTTTAGGAGGGAATATGATAAAGACACAATTAATAAACGATAACTTTCAAAACTACAAAAGATATGGAATACCAAAAGCACAACTTGTAATAGCTGATATTCCATATAACGTAGGAGTAAATGCATACGGAAGTAATCCAGAATGGTATGTAGGTGGAGATAATAAAAACGGAGAAAGTAAAAAAGCTGGAAAGATGTTTTTTAATACAAATAACAATTTTAACATAGCTGAATATTTTCATTTTTGTAATAAACTGCTTATAAAAGAACCAAAAGAAAAAGGCAAAGCACCCGCAATGATTGTATTTTGTGCTTTCGACCAAATACAAACTGTGATAAGTTACGGAAAGAAATATGGATTTAAAAATAGTTATCCATTATTCTTTATAAAAAATTACTCACCACAAGTTTTAAAAGCAAATATGAGAATAGTAGGAGCAACTGAATTTGCAGTTGTACTTTACAGGGATAAGTTACCTAAGTTTAATAATAACAAAGAAATGGTTTTTAACTGGATGAAGTGGGAAAGAGATGGAAAAGAATATCCTAAAATACATCCAACTCAAAAGCCTTCTAAAGTTATAAAAAGATTAATTCAATTATTTACTGATGAAGGTGATGTAGTTATAGATCCAGTGGCAGGAAGTGGAATAACACTAAAAGTAGCTAGAGAAATTAATAGAAGTGCATACGGATTTGAAGTAGATAAAAAATTCTATGAAAAAGCACAAAAAGAAATGCTGACAGTTAGCGACCAGTTATGTTTATTTTAGGAGGTGATAGATTGATATTAAGTAGAGTAAATGAAATAGTACATATAGCTAAAATTTATATGATTGTATATAAGTTAGAGCCAATGCAAGCAATAGAATGTGCAATACAGGATGTAGAAAGATATTTGAAGGAGGAAGATTATGAGAGAAATTAAGTTAAGAGCATGGGATATTGAAGCAAATGATTGGGCATACGGAACATTAAATATAAAACGATTTAGATTTGATATCAAATGCGATATCTATGGTCAACTCGTTGAAGGATATGGAATTGATGGGCTAATCAAAGAAGAAACTATGAGCGAATACACAGGATATAAAGATATTAATGATGTGGAAATATACGAAGGTGACATAGTTAAAAAAGAATTTATGGAACAATGGTTAGAAAATACAACATTAATAGGAGTTGTGACTATGGTTGAAGGTTGTTGGTATGTTTTAGATGAAGAAAACAAAAAGATAACCATTATGGAGTGAAACAGATATTAATACTGTAATTGGAAATATATACGAAAATAAAGAACTACTGGAGGTGGAATAATGAGTAATGATTTTTTTAAAAAATGTGAAAACTGTAAAAATTACGTAAATAATGAATGTAAAATCTTTTTACTAACAAACATACACCAAGCTTGTGAACATTGGGAAGAAAAAATATATACAATAAAAGAAGTATGTGAAAATTCTAAAAAAGAAATAGAACAAATAAATGACCCAGTTAACCATCCATCACATTATACTGATGGAAATATAGAGGTAATGGATTTTATTGAAGATAAACAACTAAATTTTGCTAGAGGTAATGTAATTAAATATGTTTCTAGAGCTGGTAAAAAAGACTCAAATAAAGAATTAGAGGACCTTAAAAAAGCATCATGGTATTTAAATAGAGAGATAGAAAGATTAAATAAGGAGACAGATTAATGGAAGATAGAAAAGAGTTAATAAAAGCACTTAAAGTAATTCAACAAACTTGTAAATCTGTTACAGGTAAACAATGTGATGATATGTATGAATCAGGTAACTGCCCTATATATGATATACTAGGTAGTTGCACTTTAGAGGATGTTCCAGAAGATTGGTACATAGAAGAACATGAATAGAGCAATAGCAGATGCAATAATCATAGTGGTTATTGGTGCATGGATAGTGAGCAAATTATGCAATACTATGGTTAGTAGATAGAAAAAATAATAAATAAAATATAATTAATTTGGGGGAAATATTATGACAGAAAAGAATGGTAAAGGGGATAAACAGTTTAAAAAAGCCGAACGAAAACTATATGACTATACAGGACTAAAAGCTGATGTAGAGTGCCTGGAATATGAGTTAGTAATATTAAAAGAAGAATACAATGGTTGTAAAGCTATTACATATACATCAGAAACAACAGGTGTAACAAATAACATAACAGATACAGTATATGAAGAATTAATAAGAAAAGAAAAAGACATACTGGATAAAACTAAAAAGATTAATAAGAAGAAGATACAAATAAAAAGAGTAGAAGCTGCAATTAGTTTATTAGATGAGATAGAAAAGAAAATTGTAGAAGCTAGATATTTTAGCAATGATAGAAGAAAAAACAATTGGAATCATATAGCTAAATTAACTGGTTACTGCGATAGACAGTGTGTAAACATAAGAGATAATTTAATAGAAAAAATAAAGAACAGATTATAGGTTCATGAAAAAATTCAGAAGGATTTCAGAATTATTTCAGAAATTTTTCAGAAAACATATGTTACACTTATATTGTAGATAAATATTTGAAAACCCCAGACTCATGAATGATGTTTTAAAAAGACTGATGTATATAAACTTTATGCATCAGTTTTTTTATGTTTAAAGGAGTTGAAACAAATGGGTAGATATATAGATATAAATAAAGTATTAGAAGCAACTATTGAAGTACCTCAGAAGTATTGGGATATGGAAGAACTCATGAGAGAGAAACCTAATTTCGATAAGTCTGTAGGATCTAAGAAAATATATGAAAGAAAAGAATATGCTATATACAGAGTAAAGAGAGGATATATAGTACATAATACCAAGAAACATTTTGAGGAAGGACATACACATATACATAACTATAATAAAGCTAAGAGCATAATAGATTTAGCTGTAAGAAAAAAGATGCCTAATACACCAAGGAAATGGGAGATAGAATGCTTATTAAGAATAGTTAAAGATGAAAAATATAAAAAAAAATTAAGAAGCTTATTATTAGAATTAAAATAAATATTGCGAATATTAATATAAGCAGATACTCTTTAATTAAGATTAATAACTAAAGGAGTGAGTTTATGGGAAATATAAAAAGATTATTAGTAGTATTATTAGTATGTATGATATCTATTGGATGTGTTGCTTGTAGTGGAACAACATCAGAAGACAGCAAGGTTAACCTAGAAGATATGACAGGTTCAGAGAAAGTTGATTACTTTATAACAAAAGGAAGAAATGATTATGAAGCTGTAAAGAATGATGATAAGTTAACTGACTTAGGGGTACAATATATAAAAGATATTGGTGAATATGTAGATAACAAGAGCCAGTTTGATAGTAATGACAACATGGAAGATATAATGACAAAAGGTAGCTTTCTAGAACAGTATGGAAAAGATAAAATGGAAATGTTTAAAACATCAGGACAAGAAGATAGTAACGGATATAAAACGGCTAAAGAAGTTAACTCTTTAGGAATGAATGCAGTGCAAATGGTTAAGTATGTTTATAGAGAAGCTGAAATAAAAGAAGATGACTGTACAAAAGCAAATATAAAACAAGTAAAAGAGAGTCTAGAACAATTACAATAATATATGATATATAAAGGATCTTATTATAATTAATGAGGTCCTTTATTATTTAGAAGGAAAGATAATGAATAAGAAATTGGAAAATAAGATTAATAAAGAACTTATAATACCTAAAATAGAGTTTCAAAAACAAAATAAGGAGATAACTAAGTGGATAGAAAAGTTAGTTCAAGAAAACAAGATTATATTATTCTATCACAGTGCCAAATGGAAAAAAATGAGGAATGTGGTACTTCATGCTTATCATAACGAATGTGTATTATGTAAGTTAGATGGGAAAATAACAACACATGATAATAGATTAAAGAATGGAGATTACAGAGGATTGCAAATACATCATATGAAGGAAATAGAATTAAATCCAGAGCATGGGCTTGAACCAATCATTACAGATTTAATTACAGGGAAGAAGATAGTTAATCTAATTCCCTTATGTAATTATCATCATAATATGATACACGGAAAAGAAAATAATATATTGAAAGTAAAAGAACAGTTAAATAAAGAACGATGGTAAAATAAATTAGTTTATGAGACATGGGGGAATTAACATGAATAAATTAGAAAGGGACTTTATAGAAAAGTTTGATTCTATTCATGGAGATAAATGGGAATATGTAAGTGGATACATAAATAATAAGAGTAATATATTGATTAAGTGTAAAGACTGTAGAGAAATAAGAAGCGTTTCTGCGGATAGAAGCAAAAGAAAAGATGCTAATATACTTTGTAAAAAATGCAATGAAAATAATTTTAAAAAGTCATTTGATAACAAATACATAAATGTATATGAATATATAAGAAGAGAGCACAAAGTAAATGATTTTAATAAGGATACACATATTGTTAAATGTTTAAAATGTGGAAAAATTAATAAATGGAAAGGTTCTACATTATATAATGAAAAGTTTAGTTGTAATCATTTAACAGAAAAACAAATACAACAAAGAAGATTAGAGAATGAAATAAATAACACTATACTTGAATTAAGAAAAGAAATAAAAGATATAGAGAATAGGAATGATTTATTTAAAAAAGAATTAAATAAAATAAAAGAATGTGTATATTGTGGAATCGTATTCTATGCTAAAGATTATAATTGGTATTGCAGTGATATATGTAAAGCTATTATGAAGAAAGAAAAACAAAAGATACATAAAAGACTAAGAGAAGCTAAAGCTAAAGAAAATGGGAAGATAGAGTGGAACATATCATTAGAAAAGTTAACACAAAGGGATAAAGGAGTATGTAAGATATGCGGAAGAGAAGTAGAT